GGCGACTTGATAACCGGAACTTCGTAAAGTGCGCTATCCTCTTTGACCATTTTTAAGGTGTAGAAATTAATCCTTGTCATGCTTGATGAACTCCTTTCTTTTACTCGGGGCCTGTTTTTTCATTTTTTCCTCCTTTGCTTTGCAAACATTCTCTTCAAAAATGAAGGCTTTTTCTGTTCTTGAAAAGAGTTATATTTACTCAAAACAATCATGCCAGGAACTTCAGGGATTTGAAGCACTGCATTACCAAGAGATTGAACTCGGGCTTTGCCATATACACATGGATTTTTTTCTTTTTTGTTTTTCATTTTTTCCATCTCCTTTCTGAAGTATTACTAACTCCATGAAGCCTGCGAAGATTTTTTGCCTTCGCAGACTTTAGCAATTAGTAATGAATTAGTAATGATAATTAATAGATATCGAATTCATAACCAATAAATGTTAATCTTTCTACAAAACCAAATCGCACAAGCAGATTCTGGTTGTTAGTTCCTAAACAGAGTGGGTCTGTCTCTAACCATTCATCCCCAAAAATCTCCAAAGGTGATAAACCTGTTTCCCACATTGTTTCGAACAAGAGAGCATTGATTTCTCTTTTATGTTTATTATAAAATTCTTCTGTTCGAGAATAAGGAAACAAATTTCTTACAATCCTGGAATGATAGCCCTGCCGCTTCACATCAAGGAAAATATCTTCTTTGTTTTCATAATTATCCCAGATTTCCAAGACATAATCAATCACTGCATCTCTTAAACTTCCTCTTCCGTCTTTCTTCTGTCTTAAATTTTTTTTGGTTAATTCCATTTCTTCTCCTCCCATTCCGCTTTCTCTGCCAGAAATCTGTCGATTTCTGCATTTTGCCTTTTGGCACCTCTAATTTTACTGATAATCTCCATGTTCCTTTTCACATTCGTAAATGGGTTGCTGTAAAGAACACCATCCACTTCCACTGAAAAATACCCCTGGTTAAAGTATTTTGATTTTGATTTTCCCATCAGTTATTCTCCCTTCTTTTATTAGTTTTTCAATTTAATTATACTATATGGCGTTCGTTTTCGCGTGTTTTTTTTATTTTTTTATATTCGTATGCATCGTTGCACGGCCTGTTTACCTAATATTTAGCGTAATAATGCTAAAAAACCATATTACACATTTTTGGCGTTTTTAAGACTTTAATGGCCGAAAAATTAAGACAGAAAAAATTCAAAAAAATTCAAAAAGATTTTAAATAATTTCTCAGATTTCACTTTTTTGTCTTAAAACTTCCCAAATGTTGTAATATTTAGTGTAATATCCATAGAATGAATTTTTTTTTTGAAGTTAAAATATATGGGTGAGAGGTGTGTGTTATGAAAAATAGAATGTGATAAAAAAAATATTCTACATATAGGAAATTACATGAAATATTACAACATTTTGGCGTTTTTAAGACTTTTTTCAGAATTTTCTAAAATCTTTTAAAACTTTTTAAAATTTTTTTGAATAACAGCTTTTGTGTGCTTTTTTTGTCTTTTTTTTGTCGATGTGGCTACTTTTAAGACACTTTTATATCAACAGATGTTCGCGCAAAAAAAAAAAGACCCAGAATGGGCCTTTTGTCAGATTCGGGCAAACCCTCGACATCCGATGATTTGCCCTTTTTCATCCCGGACGGTGTCGTTTACAACCAAGAGGTCAGTTCGCTTCAAACCGGCTGCTGCCTGCGCTACCAGGGCGCTTACGACATAGTAGATTCCGGGCAGTGGGGCAGGTAAACCAGTGATTTCTCCATAAAAATTCTTTGATACTGGGTAACCATTGATTTCCCCGATGATTTCTGAGCGGACATTGACGCGCACAATGCCGCTAGACTTTACTGTTTCGATGAGCTCATCTCCACGATATAGATGAATATCATGGGGTGTTAAGTTAACAATCACTTTTTTACTCACTTTTTTACTCTCCTTTCTAGAGTCTGCTGACTCCATAAAACCCACAACCGCACGGGTTGTGGGCTCTAGCAATCAGCAGCAGCTCATCTCAGGTAAAGGTCGCATAGCCAGCCGACTTCTTCAAGGATAGTTTCTTTGGTGATGGTCGGATTCAGGATTTCTTTGATTTCAGCATTGATTCTTCTAATCTCCATCAAGTCCGCCTCATCCAAATCCTCTTTGTTGAAAAGCTGTTTCTTTTCCTTTTCCAGCTCTTCCAGGGCTGCTTTGTCCACCTGCTTGAAGTAGTCAATCAGCCGTAGGAAGTCGGCTTTCAGCCGTTCTTCTTTTGAGCGCACGGTGCGGCTGCTCTCGGTGCGTTCAATCACCTCCCATCCTGCTGCTGCAAGGTCTCGCAAGCACGCGGCGGTGTTTTTGCCAGTGCCGACATAACCTGTTAACACCCTAATGGCTTCATTAGGTGACTTGAATGTTCTGACTTGTTCACCATTTTTAAGTTTAATCATTGCATAACCTCCTTCACTAATATTATACCACTCTTAACCCGTTCCGTTCCGTTTTTTTTGCAAATTTTACACACAGCACGGCTCCGCTAGTTCGCGCGCGCTAGGGGGGGGGGTCGGCACGGAAGGCGCGCCGCTGCGCGCGCCCTGGGGGGGTATAGTCCACCCCCACCGTTAACAGAAAAAGAAAGGGGGGTAAAGCGAACAAAAATTTGCAATTTCAAAAAGAATAAGGTATAATGGGATTGAGAGGCAGGTGAGAAAAAATGGCAAATTTAGAAGCATATGAAAAGGTAGTTCAGAATTTAAAGATAGTGAAGGCAATGAAGAGTGCGGGGCAAACGGATCGGGAGATAGCGGAACGTATAGGGATAACGGTAAAGGAATTGCTAGGGGTTATAGGATCTGACAATTATTTAAAGGAGATATATGAGAGAGCGCAAGAGAAGGTAGTAGCGGGGATAGAGAGCAAGTTTTTAGAAGTAATGGAAGAGAAATTAGAGGAAGGGGATACGAAGGATGCGAAGTGGTATTTAGAGAGGGTATCGCCGAAGTATCAGAAGAAGGACAATGTGATGGTAAGTGTAAAGAGCATTGATGAGGTAATAAGGAATCGAGGGGGTTTAAGTGCCGAAGAAGGAGATGTTTGAAGGGATTGATTATGAGAGGACGATATTCAATCCGCGATGGTTCATGGAGAATTTACTTTACATAGTAGACAAGGATGGGCGGACGATACCGTTCAAGTTCAACCGGGAACAAAGGCGCATGATGGAGCATATAGAATTTTGTTTAGCGAACGACATACCGATAAGGATAATTTTATTGAAGGCGCGGCAAATAGGAGCGACGACATTTTTCACGGGATTCGGTTTTTGGTGTGCGGCGATGAATCGGAACACTAATTATGGGATAGTAGCGCATCGATTAGATTCGGCGCAGAGCATATTCGACAAGACGAAGATGTTTTATAATTTTTTACCGAGGGAATTACGGCCGGCGACGATTCAATTTTCGAGTGAGGCGATCAAGTTTGACAAGAAAGACGGGACGGGAATAAACTCGATGATACAATTCGCGACGGCGGGAGAGGGGGTATTTCGGGGGCAGACCTTGAGATATTTACACAAATCGGAGAGTGCGTTTTGGGATGGGGATATTAATTTAATCAACAGCTCATTAGCGCCTACTGTTCCTGATGTGCCGGGGACGATAATAGTGAACGAATCGACGGCGAACGGGTATAATCATTTCAAGGAAGAATGGGACAGGGCGGTGCGAGGGGATAGTGGATATGCGCCGTTTTTCTTTGGGTGGCAAGATCATGAGGAATATCGCTCGAAGGTTCCGTATGGTTTTGAACTGACGGAAGAAGAGGCGAGGTTGAAGGAGAGGTTCAATCTAACGGACGAGCAGATTGCTTGGCGGCGGAAGAAAATATCGGATGATTACAATGGGAACGAGTTATATTTTCAGCAGGAATATCCGATGACGCCGGAAGAGGCGTTTCTCGCTAGTGGGGCGGGGGTATTTGACGCTAAGACAATCAAGGCGGGATATGAGACGAGCAAAGAGCCGAAGTTAAAGAAAGAGATCAAGAGTTATATAACGCCGGAGAAACTGTTGATATGGGAAGAGCCGCAAGAGATGGTAGAAGAAATACGGTCGAAGAAGGCGGTATGGTCGGTCGAGAAACAAGCGTATGAGTATGAGGAAACGGATTTGGTGCTTGAGACAATCAAGAAGAAAGTGCCGTATTCAATCGGGATAGATACAGCGGGATTAGGCAAGGATTGGAATCAGATTGTGGTGATTAACAATTTGACGAAGAAATATGCGGCGCGATTTGGGCAGAAGGACATACCGGAGGATGCGCTTGCGGATATAGCGATAGAGATAGCGGAATATTACAATAATGCAATGATAGCGCCGGAGACTAACTTTTCGAAGGAGATATGCAATTATATTTTAAAGCCGAAGTTTGACGAAAACGGGGGGAAGATAAGAGACGGGTATAAAAACGTATATATGACGGAGAACTTGGCGAAAACGAAAAAAGTCAGCGTCGGGGGGGGCGTGGAATACGGTTGGAAAACAACGGGGAGCACGAAAGCCCCGATGATTTCGGCATTAAGGGCGCTTTTGAATGATCATCCGGAACTTATTGAAGATAGGGAATTTTGGTATCAAGCGGAATATTTTTTGATAACGGACATTGCGAAGAACAAGATGGAGGCGGCGAGCGGACATTTTGACGATATAATAATAGCGGCGGCGATAGCGCATTATGTATCGTGCAGTTTTCAAGCGTCGCAAACGCCGATAATATTCAAGGAGGAGAAAGTGCAAAAAAGCGGTTGGATAAACGGGATATACATACAAAAGAAAAAAAAGTTGAGAAAGGGGATTTATAAGAATCATGCGTAAACTTTCAGGTAAAGTGCGTAAATGGTTGATGAAGGTATTCGGTATTCCGGAGGACATAGAGACGAGGATCGGAATATTGGTTGAGGAGAACAGGAAATTACGGACGAGAGTTGAGGCTCTCGAGCAGTTTTTAGAGCCGGTAAAAGGGTATATAAAATCGACACCGATGAGGGAAGATATTGAGAGAAAAAAGCGGATGTTACGGGGGTATCCGGATCAACCGACGAAAAAGAGGGATGAATAATGGCAGAATTAGAGCAAGAAAGAAAGGTATCGGAAGAAACTGAGGTTTATAGGCAGTTTACGACGGGGACGGGATTTAAGCATAGTATCAATTTGTTTCAAGAAGTCGCCCGGGCAACGCTTTTCGAGAACGGCATTCAATGGGTAATGGATGAGGATCTTGATGATTATTCGAAGATAACTTTGAATGTTATAAAACTTATAGGGAAAACCAACAAGAGCCATATTTTGCAGAATGAATACGGCTATTTGGTGAATTCGACGAATTATAAAGATATTCGGAAGATACAGGACTTTTTGAAATATCTTTCCCAGAGCATGAATTTACGCCGGCTAGATTTAAAGATGCTTGCAGATGATTATACTAAAGGAACGGCTATTATGATGTTCTATTGGGATTTGGATAGAAGGAATTATTTAAGCAATAAAAAGGGATGTCTCCGAGCGGCGGTTATAGATATACGGCGTTTTGTTGTAGCCGATCCGTATAATCAAGACCTACAAGATCAAGAGTGGGTAATTTACAATACCGAAACAAAAATCGGGGCGCTTAAGAAAAAATACGGCGAAGAAAAATGTCGGCTGGTTGTTCCGGACGGCAAACTTTATACGAAAGACACGGAAAAGACGGTCGGGGCGGATTATTATGACGATGAACTTGTCAATGTTTATGTCAAGTTTTATCGGAATGAAGATGGCGAAGTGCTTTACACGGTTGCTACGCAAACGACCGTGCTTGTAGAAGGCGAGGCAATGAATCCGTATTATTGGCCGAAGGATGTTGAGCCTACTCCGGAAACGATGGAGCTTCATGAGAAAAAGACTAAAGATAAGCGCAATAAACGGGTGTGGAATCTTTATCCGTTCGTTCGGCTATGTCTTAACGAAAGAGATAATTGTTTTTATGGATATCCGATAGCCCTTGAATATGTTGAGGCACAAAAGTCGATTAATAATCATTTTGCGGTTTATGACAAGGCATTGCAGGATAATGTTCTTGGCGGATTTGTTTTCAAGAAAGGTTTATTTGGGTCGCAGGAGATTACAACGGATAATGGTCAGATACTTGAAGCAGAAGGGCTTACGCCGGGGGAAAGAATACAAGATGTATTTACGAGATTTCCGTCGGCTCAGGTTCCTGCAGATTCGGTCAAGTATTCGCAAGCCTTGGTTGAGTCGATTCGGTCTGTTGCCGGTGCTTCAAACGTGCAGATAGGCATGAGCGATTATGCCGGACAAAGCGGCAAGCAAACGGAACTTTTGATACAACGGGCGAAAGAGAATTCTTCGATAAACGCGATACTTTTCAACGAATATAAACGCGATCAAGCGTATATAATGTTTCTGTTCGCGATGTTTTATTATGAGCATGAGAATTTCATTATAACCGAGCATGGTTATGAAGAGGACAATTCTCGTCCTTATATGAACGAGAACTCGTTTAACGGGCCGGATTATATTGATGACGATGTGATTATTGATATTCGGGTTGGCCCGGCCCCGGCGTTTAGTGAATATGCGAATATTGAGATTATCGGTCTGGCGGTTCAATCGGGGCAAGTGCCGTTTGAGGCTTACCTTAAAATGTTGCCAGACGGGATGATTTCTAATAGGCAAGAGATTCTTCGGAAGGTTCAAGAATATGATGCTGTAAAACAGAAGATTAGAAATCTTGAATTTCAGAACGAACAATTAAAACTTGTCATCGAGCAAATGACGAAGGCTTATGAAGATGTGAAGAAGGATCGGGCTAATATTGATTTGCTTATTCGGGAGAACGATAATTTGAAACGAATGTTGACCGATGTTTCTGCAAAAGCGGTGCAAGAAAAGCAAGAATTATCCGATCAAATAAAACAAATGGCTGAAGAAAGTCAAAGAATTTTGCAAATTTTTAGCAAAAATAATAAAGTATAGTTTTAATAAAATCTGAAAATATAAAAAAAATGTTAGAAAAATTTGACAATTTTTAAAAAAAGTAATATAATTAATACAGAAAGTCGTGTTGCTGGCAGCGTTAAGCCAGTGTCGCGTCTCGGCGTTAAGAGAAAGGAGTGTAAAAATTAATGAGTGACAAAGATCTGTTTAAAGATTTGCTGGACTTGGAAGAGGACTTCGACGAGGATGACAATGAGGATGAAAACCTCGAAGAAGAGGAAGAAATAGCCGAGGAAAGCAAAGACGAAAAGGAATCTGCCGGCGAATCCGAAGAGGAAAAGCGGAGGAAGGAAGAAGAACAGCGTCGAAAGAATAAAAATGCCGAAGAAGCAAGGAAACGGCGCGAAAGAGAAGCCAAACAAAAGAAAGACGAAGCAAAAATCAACGAGGTTGGCAGGCAGATCGAGGAATGCAAGAAGAAATATCCTAACTTGGATATTGCGGCTTTGGATAAAGATGAAAATTTTAAAAAATTTATTGACGGAAAATTGCTTGGGAAAAAGGATTTCACGGAACTTTATGAGGATTACATCAAACTTCGCGGCTCTTTAAGCGCGAAATCGGAGGAAGAAGTTATGCAAGATTATCAGCTGAAAAGTCGGGCAAGCGGCGGGACATACATTGCCGGCGGTAGCGGCGGTGGTGGCCGACCGGCCGATATTTACAGCCCAGAAGAATTAGCGCGGCTTGAAGAAAGGATTCCGTTTATGTCTGATTCCGAGTATGACCGCATAGCCGATAAGTTAGAGAAGAGTCTTGCATTCTACGAAAAGAAAAGATAAGAATTAATTTTTTTAGAAAGGGAGAGTGCTATGCCTAATACTGCAAATGTTAGATTACCAATGTTATCACAGAAGATATACAAAGAATGGTTGGCTGAAACCATCCTTGTTCAGTCTTGCGATAATTCTTTTGAGGGTGAATTTGATATTGCGAACAGGGAAATTGACATCCCAGTTTACCATGACTTATCGATTCACCAGACGACAATTAAAGAACACGAATTGAAACCAGCACCGATTGAATTCGTTCGGACTTCCACGAAACGCGTAACGATTGATAAGGGTCGTTATTCGCACTGGGGCGAAACGAATATCGGCAAGTTGATTAACAAGTTGACTGCAAACACGGGCGAAATTCGCACGAGATTAGTAAAGAAATGGGCTCTGGCGGCCGACATCGAACTGGCTACATTTTGTGCTAAACTTCCGAGGAAGCAGGAGATTGATTTGATTACGCTTCTGACCGATGAGGATGCTAATCCTAATGGAGTATTGACACCGGAAAATGTTGTTAAAGCGTTTGACATTTTGAAGGCACATGTTACCTCTAAAAATATGACGGTATCCGATTTCAAATTATTTGCTTCGGAAAGATTGGAAGGTATTTTGCGCGATGCGAAGATTGTTCTTGGTAGCAATCTTGATGCTAATGAGGCTTTTAGAAAAGGTTTTGTCGCTTATGCTAACGGAGTTGATGTCCGCAAGCATGAGATTGCTGAAGTTACTACTCGTAATTCTAATACCAAACTTGTTGAGGCGGAGTGGGCGATTTGGAAAACCAGAGATGGGATTCAATATGTTGTTCCTTATAAGAACACTGTTCAGTATGATATTTCCCCGGCCGAAGTTTTGATGGGGGGCAAAGGTTATCAGTCTCTTGAATACTATGATTTTTTCAACCTTTATCCCGGTCGTTTGTATAAAGTAAAAATCCGGTATACCAGTGGCTTTAATCCGCCGGCGTTATAGAGAGAGGAGAGAAGTAAATGTCTTTTATCAATATTAAATTGAATATTCATCAGCCCGGCATTGACGGAGTTACTGATGAGATTGTTTTCACTACGATTCAAGAATCGGGAGATGTATTGAGAATCCCGAGACGTTATCCGTTTGTTGACATTGCGAATTATCAGGAGTTGCGTGGAAGAGGGTATTTCCGTCATGCTACTACGGCAGTTTCCAGTGAATTAGGCGGATCTGCAGTGTCGAATACAGAAGGCAAATTGGGTTTCCAGCTCCCGCCTACGGAAAAATTGATTTTGCTTGTCAAGAGAACTGGGGTTGCCGAGGATGGAACACCTGCGCAAGAATTTCAGATCTCTAATTCTCATTTGCATCAAGCTGATCCGGTCGTTGTTAGTTGGGAGGCCGATTCGCAATTTACAGAAGGCGTAAAGCTCTATGAGATCGATTTGTATAACTTCGGCTTGTATATCGATAATACTGTTTATCCTGAAGAACAGGGGATTCAAATTATAACAGATGAAGGTCTGGAGTTTGCCTTGATTGCAAGAATGGGGTAAAAGAAAAAAGGCGTCGCTCTGCGGCGCCTTATGTTTTAAAGGAGAGGTAAAATGAGTAAATTGTATGAGGTTGAAATAAAATCGTTGGCTTTGTTGCGCGAGGGGAAAAAAAGTTTGATTACTTATTTTCGAGGTGGCCCGACAGAACTTATCGCTTCCAACGTGCGCTATCTTTATCCGCAATATACTAAGGAAGAAGATCATCCGGTTGTCGATATAACACCTATTTCTAAAAAAGAATTCCGTCGGCGCAAAAGAGGGAAACAGATTAAACAAAAGAGACAATTGGTTTCTACAAGCGGATTTATTTTAAATGAGGTGGATTTAGATGAAATTATGGGAGATCAAGGCACAGAGTCTGAAACTGATGTTTGCTGACAGTGAACTCGAATTTTCGGAGGACGAATTTGCCCAAGGCAGTGTTTATGACAATTCCAATACACGAGAAAAACTTGTCCGAATGGAAGATAGCATAAGACGGGGTATTGATTTATATTATGTTTATGTCGATGTTCCGGTTTTGACAGCTGATTTTCAGCTTATGACCGAAAATGTAGACGGGGCCATTAAGTATATCAATAAAATTTCGGTGGCAAATAAAATTGATTTCGGAGAACCGCTTAAAATAGAAGTTTTTAATTATATCGAAAGAAACGGCGAACTTGTTTTATATCCGATTATTGATACTGTCAGTTTTGTTTATAATCCGCTTGCGAAAGAAATATGGTTTTATGACAACGATTTTACTAGGCTTGAAGATAGAGGAGTTTTCCGCATCTGGTATAAGATGAAAAAACTCAATATGCCTCCTGATGCAAACGAGATGGAATTCGATCTTGATTCAATTTACATTCCGGAAGGAGTGCAAAGAATGTTGCCCTATTTTGTGAAAGGCGAGGTTTATGAAGAAGATGAGCCGGTATTTGCCAGACAAGCTCGTGATGAGTATATTCGTTACTTGCTCTCGTTGCCGAAACATTATAGCCGTGTTCAGACCAAAGTAAAAAGGTCAAAAGTTTTTAGGTGATGTCTATGAAAGAAAGACACGTGTTTTCTTTTTCTAATTTCCGTGGACTAGATCGAGAACATAAACCGCTTATGGTTCACCCTTCGAGAGCAACGAGTGGAATAAATTTTCAGATAGATAGTGGCGTCCTTAAAACTCGACCCGCTGTTAAATTTAAGCGTGCGCCAATCTTTAGTCTTGATGAAGATGATTTCATCATTGATTGGTATGATTTTCGCGGCATTTATGTTTATGTAACAAAAAAACATATTTATATTGAAAATGCGAAAAAACAAGAGTATTTCAATGAAACAATGGAAGACTCAAAGTTAATTCATCCGAAATTTCCTACATTTAATTTTTCTGGATTTACTCCGGTTTTTCAAGAAGAAAAAGAAGTGTTATTTATTTTCGGATTGGATGGAAACATATTTATATTTTCGGTATTATCTGACGGCAAATATGTTCTTTATGAACTTCGTAATAAACCTAGCAATCCATATTCTGATGAACAGAAACCTTTTTATACCGAGTATGAGAATCTGCCTATTCCCTACGAACCGACAATTTTTATAGGGGAAAATCGTTTCGAAGATGTCAATCTGCTTTCAAAAGTTACGAAATATCGGTTGTTTGCTTCGACAAAAGATTTCGACGATGGCGGAAGGATTTTATATAGGTTACCTACGCATTATGATCCGGAAAAACACGGTGAATATCGCGAAGAGGTAACGATATACAAGAACAAATTTTCGGATTTTACGGTTGTTCCGGTATTTTTAGGGCGGCAAGGAGAGGATTTTGAAGAGGATTTTGAGGAATTTGATCCGCCTGCTACCCTTTATAACAATACTCCTTTTGAGATTCAGAATGTTTTTACTCCGGCAAATGATTTTGAATATAGCAAGGATGGGGAGGATATAACGCCGATTTCTGAAATTCTGGGGTTGGATAAAAACACATTCTTTAATTTTAAAGAAAAAAATCTTAATATGAATGTGTTTGAACTTCTGATAAATATTATCCGAAGCGAGGGACAGGAATTTGATGAAAATAAGATAGTTGTTTTCAAATTGCCGGTAAGATATAAAGCTGTTTGCCGGGATGCGAATAATAATTATATCATCGAATCTTCGATGAAACAAAGCGATTTTTTGATTTATGTTTTATTGAAAAAATATTCCGGTTTTTTAGAAGACCCGGTTGTATATGCCAGCTCGATGAAAGTAACGGAGCTTCCAAGCGAAGATTATCCGGATTATCCAGAAGTTCCAGAAACTATTGATGAAGATAATATAGTAGTTTTGCCCGGTTCGCCTTTCAAAGTGTCGTTTTTCTCGCGGCTTATTTTTCAATCAAGTGCTATGCAATATCTTTGGCAGAATAAAGAAAATTTTACTTCGGGGCAACGGATTCGGGTAAATGCTAGATTTTATGAAGAATATGAGATCCCTCATCCGGATAATATTGAGATAGCTTGGATGACTATCGACGATCATTTAGCCGATTTCGTTTCGGAAGAAAAATACGTTGACCCGCTCGATACAGACACTTTTCCGGATTATCCGTCTGTTCCAGACGTTTATACTACGGTTATTGAGTTGTCTTCGCCTATTGAGACAAGTGATATTGATTTCCATGGGGATGGGCATAAGGAAACCACGCGAGAGATTGAAGAAGCAATTGAGAGGTATTTCTTGTCTAACATAGATGATTTCCCAGAGGATTCCGGAGATGCTTTATTTAAAATCAGAGTTTTTGAGCGCAATCCGGACGGCCAAGGCGGAGAGTTCCCTCGTGGGGTGAGTGCCGTAATACCGGTCGATTATGAAAAGGCTTGGTTAGAAAAATATCAAAACCGGCATTCCGCTTCTTGTTTGATTTCTTTTCAAGTAGAAGCAATCGAACCGGGAATGTATGAATTTCGTTTTAATGAGGAAGATCATGTGTTCGAACTCCG